AGCAAACATAGCGACTGAAATATATTCGCAATGGCTCTCAAAGTTGGCACGGTCTTAAACTTGTGCATAACTATGTTATATGAACACGTTTAGTACCCATATAAAATCAGGGATAGAAAATAAAAACACCGAGAGATGAAAGCAGCGATAATTATTTTGAGTGTTGTGGTGGTGGGGCTGGTTGCCCTGTTATGGTGGCTTATGAAAGCATTTGGAGATACATTTAAATGGAATTGAGAGATGAAAGAGAAAGAAACTAAGGGCGCAAAGGTATGCTGCGAGAGGTGTGAATACTTTCAGGAGCCCAAGTACAACCTCGAGGCCTACAAATACACTAAGGCCAAGTGTCTGAAGGGCATGAAGCTTTATTACGAGCCCCCATCCTCGTTCGCTGAAGACCGCGGTCTATGGGGCTTTGTGAGAATATGTGACAAATTCAAGAAGAAAGAGGAATGACACGCGAAGAGTTTGAACGGGAGAAGCGACTCTTTATTGCTGACTATAACGATGAGTTCTCGGATTTCTCTCGAGACCTCGACGCATTCCTTATAGTGCATGAAGAGTACGTCAAGAGCCTGACCGCCATTGGCGCAAAGAAGCCCGAAGAAGGAACTGAGACAGTCAAATTAAAATCGTAACTTTGACCTGAATAAAACGTAAAAGGCATGGGTTCCCGCTATAATGAGAAAGTATATTGTTAAATAGAACCTTGCAATAGATTGAAAATGAGAGAGAAGACTTTTTGTATTATGTTAAATAACATTGGGAATACATTGGGAAGATGAAGCGAATACCTCAGCCGCACGGCGGCGTTATTGTGAATGCAGAGAAGGGGGAGACGGCGAACCCGTTTGGGCGCCCGCGTAAATTGATCTCAGATGTTCTGCATCAGATGAAAGAGGCGGGAATAAAGCCGGTGAAGCCTCGCGACGTTGTTGACGCGTATGAAAGCCTACTGAACCTCGACGAAGAGGATATCGTCAAGGTGGTGAATAACAAGAAGTTACCATACTTTATGCGATTAGTAGCCTCCGCTATGACACGCAAGGGCCATGGCTTTGAGATTGTCGAGCGTATGATTGACCGGGCGCATGGCCGGGCCAAGGAGACGATGGAGGTGTCCGGGAATGCCTTCTTAGACCTGATGAAGGTGGCAACGGCAAAAGAAAACGTTAACCCGGATGCCATTGCGTCTGAAGATATTAAAGAAAAAGGGCCCGAAAATAACGAATAATGCACCAAGCACACCGCATGGAGACAACGTTTATTAAATGAAGAAACCTGTCATCGCCCCCGAGCATATTGATGTCTTTCTCAAGTGGAGGAATGATTGGAATCTCTTCGCCAAAGATGTTTTGAAGGTGAGCCTCGATCCCGAGCAGAGAGAGATATTGTCAGCGGTGCAGAACCATCGCATGATAGCGGTAGCCTCAGGAACGGCCCGTGGCAAAGACTTTGTTACTGCCGTTGCGGCCATTTGTTTTTTATATCTCACCCCAAAGTTCGACGAGACCGGGAAGCTGATAGAGAACACGAAAGTGGCCCTGACTGCACCTACAGGCCGGCAGGTTGGTAACATTATGTACCCGGAGATCGTCAGAATATTCAATCAGGCAAAAGTATTGCCCGGCAGGTTGGTCGGGGCCGACATCCGTACAGAGTTTGCAGAATGGTTCTTAACAGGGTTCAAGGCTGACGACAAAAACACTGAGGCATGGTCAGGGTTCCACGCCGTGAACACTATGTTCGCAGTGACTGAGGCCTCAGGTATCTCAGAAGAGACGTTTGCAGCTATAGAGGGGAACATGCAGTCCAACTCTAAACTGCTGATCGTGTTTAACCCAAACAACCGAATTGGTTATGCCGCCCGGGCTATGAGCTCGCCCCGGTGGAAAGCATTCAGGTTAGATGACCTGACGGCGCCGAACGTTATACAGAAGAAACAAATATTCCCGGGGCAGGTCGACTATGTATGGGTGCAAGACAAGGTAAAAACGTGGTGTATGCCCATAAAAGCAACCGACGTCGACGAAGGTAAGGGCGATTTTGAATGGGAGGGGGGTTATTATCGCCCCAACGACCTCTTCAGGGTCAAAGTAAGGGGAATGTTCCCTGAGGTGTCTGAAGACGTTCTGATACCCTATTTATGGCTTGAATTGGCCCATCAAAGATGGAACATGTGGAAAGCCGAAGGAGGAAGGGTCGAAGGGTTTAGAAATATCGGGGTCGACGTTGCCGGCATGGGGCGCGACTCATCCGTGCTATGTCATAGGTTTGGTAATGTCATTACAGAGTTCGAGGCCCATCAGTCCCGGGGAGAGGCTGATCATATGAAGATCGCCGGGCTGATAACCAACTATGTCAAAGGTCAGGGTAAAGTATGTGCATTTATAGACACAATCGGTGAGGGCGCAGGGGTATACTCCCGGCTGATAGAGTTGGGGTATAAACGCAAGGTTTATTCATGCAAGTTCTCAGAGAACGCCACCGGGCTGCATGATGTTACAGGAGAGTTTGAGTTTGCGAACATGAAGGCCTACCTGTTTTGGTGTATCAGAGATTGGCTCAATCCTGCCAATGAGACAAATGCATGCTTACCACCGACGCCCAACCTGACCCAAGAGCTTGTGGAGATCAGGTATGAGATCATGAGCAATGGTAAGATAATTATTGAGTCTAAGGACAAACTCAAGGAAAGGCTCGGCAGAAGCCCTGACTATGCTGACGCGTTGGCCAATACTTTTTACCCGATGAAATTAAAACAAGGATTAAGTGCCGCAGAAATAAGTTCGTATCTATAAAATAATTAAATTTGAGCTGCAATGGACTACATGGAGATATTAAAGGGAGGTGACGTCAAGGCGATTATCAAGCTGTTCGAAGACGGCAAGCCTGCCGCAGACCGCACCTATGACGAGGTTTCCTCTCAGTACAAGGTGTCGAAACACGACGTTTTCTCAGAGACTATTAGGCCTAAGAAGATCATCAAGAAGGATAGCGGTGAGACAGACGCCAATGGCAACCCGTCGCTGATTACTCAGGCGGTTGAGGTTGCGAGAATAGGCGTTCCGCTGCAGAAGCTGATAGTTGAGCGTCGTGTGGGGTTTATGCTCAGTGAGCCCGTTGAGGTCGAGGCTGTTGCCGGCGATGACTCCACCGCTGAGAAAGAGCTGATAGAGCACATCGTCTATATTCAGAACGACAATAAGATGGACTACAAGAACAAAGAGGTAGCCCGTCGCATGATGAGTGAGTGTGAGGTCGCGGAGCTGTGGTATTTTGTTGAGAACAAAGACCCGAAGATCAAAGGTAAATTTACCTTAAAGATGAAGATACTGTCTCCCGCCTTGGGTGACAGCCTGTACCCGTTGTTCGACAATACGGGCGATATGATAGCCTTTGCCCGGGGGTACAAGATCAAAGAAGAGAAGAAGGAGATTGAGCATTTTGACGTATATACTGCTGAGGCAGAATATAAGTATGTCAAGAGAGACTCATGGGCCCTCGATCCTGAGGCTACGCCTAACCCGGTCGTTAATGCCGTGGGCAAGATCATGGCCGTTTATTATTCTCAGCCTACCCCTGAGTGGGATGATGTGCAGACTATGATCGCAAGGCTCGAGACCAATCTGTCAAACCATGCCGACACGAACGACTACTTTGGCTCCCCGATCCTTACTGTCATGGGTGAGATGTTGGGCTACGCTCAGAAGGGCGAAACCGGAAAGGTGATGCAGTTGGAGCAGGGGGCTCAGGCGAATTACTTAGCATTGGCCTCAGAGCCTCAGTCTATCAAGATGGAGAATGACAAACTTGAGTCTCTCATCTATTCAATGTCGCAGACGCCGAACATATCGTTTGAAGAGATGCGGAGCTTGGGTAATTTCTCAGGTATAGCTCTCAGGCTGATGTTTCTTGACGCCCACATGGCAGTCAAAACCAAGGAAGAGCTGTTTGGTATAGGGTTGCAGCGGCGTTTGAATATTATCAAGGCTGCTATAGGCATGGTGATAGACACCTCCAAGCGAAAGATAGCCGACACCCTGCAGGTGAAGCCGGTGATGACGCCCTATATACCCATGAACGACACTGAGCTTGTGGAGAACCTCTCCCTGAGTGTCGGTAATGGCATAATGTCGAGAGAGACGGCCATTGAGCAGAACCCATATGTGGTCGATCCTGAGATTGAGATTGAACGTACCCGCGGCGAAAAAGACGAGACTGACGACCTGACGGGCAAAGGAGATAACGAAGAACTTAAAAAAGTACCACCAACCAAATAACCTATGAAGCTTTTAATGTTAGTGCATAGCCGCACGAACACCTGCTCCTACTACAGAAGCGGCGGTGTGGCTGCAGACCTGAGACAGCATCTCGACATTGACATCACCATCAGGCAGTGGAACGAGATAGAATTACATTGGCAGAAGATCATTGAGTTTGATCTGATATTCTTAGAGCGCCCATATACGGACATCGCCAAGAACTTGATGAATTTCGTAAAGAACATGGGAGTGCCCATGTGGATTGATTACGATGATTACCTGTTAGGCGTTCCCGTAGAGAACAAATACTCGGGCGTGTATACGCCTCAGGTAAGAGAGAACATCAAGGAGATGTTGAAGATGGCTGATGCGGTGAGCGTGGCCACGGCAGAGTTGGCTCGCCTGTATCATGACTATGTAAGGGTGCCTATCAGGGTGATCCCGAATGCATTCAATGATTTCATATTCAGAAAAAGGGTTATATGGCCCGAGAGGCAGAAGCTGATCCTGTGGCGTGGCTCTGACTCGCACATCTATGACATCATGCATAGGGGTAAAGCCATAAACGAGGCCACCGGCTTATTCCCGGATTGGACGTTTACCTTTCTTGGTTTTTACCCATGGTACCTGTCAGAGAGAGACAACATGTACCACCTCAAGGAGATGGACATTATTCTCTATCACAACAACCTTGTGCGTATGGGCCCGGCCCTGCTGCATGTGCCGCTGAATGACTCTCCCTTTAATAGGGGCAAAAGCAATATAGCTTACATTGAGGCCGCGTATGCCGGTGCCGCCGTGCTCGCCCCGAATTGGGAAGAGTGGAAGAAGCCCGGGGTGATACTGTACGAAGACGATAAGTCTTATTTGGCCGGGATACAGGCTGTTGTCGAGGGCACCTTTGACACCCGTAAGGCTGCCAAGGTAGCGTGGGAGTATATCTCCGATGAATTACTACTCAGTAAGGTCAACGAAAAAAGGGCTGAGCTGATAAAAGACCTGTTATGAAGGTGATTGACATGATCCGTGTTACATGGGATTATGGGTTTGTTCATCGCATCTATTGGCTTGATAAGATGAGCGTCACCGCAGTGATCTGCGAGAGGGATACCCATGATGTCACCCGGCTGACCATCGAGTCGTTACTGAGGTTTTATCCCGATCTCCCTATCGTGATCGTCGATGGCGGTTCGACCGACGAAACGCTGCCATACCTCAGGGTTCAGGCGTTTAAATACCCCAACATCAAGATATGGGAGCGTGGGGGGCGTAATGGTCACGGCGACATGCTGCATGAGGCAATCATGGATCACGTCTCCACAAGATATGTGTTGCTCTTGGACTCAGATGTTATCGTTAGGCGTGGAGGTTGGATTGAGCAGATGGTCGAGATTATGAACAAAGGTAAGGTGACCGGCATGCCTATTTATGGCTTAGGGTCATTGATGTTGGTATCCGATGAAGATGACGCGTGTGGCCCGCCTAAGGGCGGCAGTGATACCCTTAAATACATTCATCCATCATGCTCAATAATTGACCGGTCGACGTATCTGACCCTGCCCCCGTTTATTGAGCACGGGGCTCCGCTTGTTTATAATATGAGAGAGGCACAGCGCCGGGGCCTGAGGGTGGAATACTTTCCGATAGATAGGTATGTCATGCATCTCGAGGGCGCCTCATGGAAGGAGCCGCGCACAATATGGAGAGATGACAGTGGCACCATGTCTCGCCCGTTCATTACGTTCATTATTGCCCCCGGGGTTGGGTTGAATATGTTTATGAACATGACCTCCCGGGATTACGATATGGTTATGCTCGGGCAGCCGCAGAGCGACCATGTTGTTATTCACTTTGATAAGGATTACAAAGTAAATAACTCTCTGTATCAGCTCAGGTTCAGGGTTCAGGGCGAATATATTGTTGAGGTCACCGCAGAGACTGTTATCTATCCTGAGTTTATCAATATAGCAAAGAATGGTTGTCATGCTATGGATTATCCTAATGAGATAGAGGCGTTGGGTGTCAAACTTGTAAAAAGATCGTTATGGCAGCAGCGGGAAGCTCTATTATAGGGTTCATGCATGTGTGCATGATAAACGACTACATGCGAATAGTCTCAGAGCAGCTCATGCTCATGCGATCCTCGGGTTT